AGTACCAAACAGAGTACCATCCGTCTTCTCACGATACTTCAATCTATTAACTTCAACAAGCTTAGGGGGCCAGATCTTTTGAAACTCTTTCTCAAGATCTGACATCCGCATTTCCATCTCAGATAGTATTTCTTGAGCAGTTTCCCGATCAAACTTAAATCCAATACCTGTCATTTCCTCGCATGTGGCTGCAATGTCATGCTCAGTACGCATTGCTAATTTCCACTGAGGGTCTTGGATTTCTGATTTGAACTTATTGTAAACTTTAGCTGTGACCTCAACATCGTTAAAGCAATACTCAATCATCTCTTCAGACAAACCACCAGCAAAGTCTGTGAACTCTCCTTTATGTAAACCTAGTCGAATGCCCCACGCCTTTAGTGAATGACCGTTAAGAATGTTATAGTCAATAAGGCGGGAAACAACGAGAGTATCAACAACATCACAGGGCTTGATTGTGCCTGATCCCATAAACTTATTAATAACAGGAACATCGAAACCAAGACCATTATGGAAAACCCAAGTTCTAACAGAAGCAGCAAAGTCATTAAACCGAACCTTCTCTGATACATCCTTGTCTAAATTAATAAACTTGTACAGTTTACCTGTCTCAAGATCTTTAACACAGACAACATAGATGTGTTTTGGATTTAGGCTATCCGTTTCTATATCACAAGCAACTACCTTCATGTTGTCCACTTATTCCTTAAGGTAAAGCTATCAGGACTGAATGACATCTCACCGGCATAGCCCGTAGCTCCTGTGGGACGGTTCTTGGTGATATAAAGCCGTGTCGTGTTACGGTCATCCTCATCCTCTGCCATGTTGTCCCTCTGAAGCTCTACAACGACACTAGCACGTTGTTCTATCATCTTACAATACTTAACAGCACCGTCATCATTTGTGTGTGCTATCGTAATCAAACCAACATTCAATTCAGCAGCAAGCTTTGACAACCGTATAGCCATATCAGCTAAGAATGTCTCCTTGCTTTCATCACCGTTCTTGCTGGCGGCTACGTCTTGTATTGGCTCGAACATGATATACTTACAGCCACAGGCTTGTGACAGATAACGGATCTGGTCCAGTAGTAGAAGGGGATCATCTTCATCGTTTAGATAGAACTGAAACAGCATCTCATCTTTGGTAATCTTAGAGATAGCCTCTTGCACAATTTCGTCGTAGCCATTGTCAACAATAAGATCTTTCCTTGTCACATTCGCTTGTAGCTCATAGCTGCACAGACCCAACAAGCTCCTAAGCTTTGTCTCTTCCAGATGCCAAATGGCAATAGGGACATCAGGGTACTCTGACAGAATGCGATATTGCAGGTAACGCATGAACTCTGTCTTACCAATGCCTGTCTTAGCCTTGAAGACAGTAAAGTGACCCTGCATTAAACCTAATGCCAAATCATCAAAGTCAGGAATACCTGTCTGAACATACACATGCTCTTCCGCTTTGTTATACAAATTTAGGAACTGGTTGGTAGTGTTCAACACATTGTCAGGAGTGAACTTCCTAGCTCCCCACCAAGCGTTGACAAATTCCTTCGTAGCCCCTGCTTGCAGAAAGTCATTGGCGTCCTTGTATTTGTCATGGATGACACGATAGACTTTGTTAGGGAACATCTTTGCAATCTTATGGGCAACAGCATTACCAGCCTCATCACTGTCAACTGACAAGATTATCTTATCAAAACCGTTAAGGTACTCTCTGGTCTTTTCCCAAAGCTTACGTGATGGTGTGGCTGACGGTAGCGAAATAAAGGGACAAGGAAATTTAGGGTTGTTGCACATCTGGTAGGCAGACATAGCATCAAGCTCACCCTCACAGATAGTGACAATCTTACCTGTTCCAGTATTCCATAAGTTCTGACCAAAGAACTCATCTGTCTTCATACCTTCAAGAAAGAACCCTTCCTTTGGTAAGACACGGATCTTACGGCCACCAGAAGGATAAGGGTAAACATGCTTGATTGGTTTACTTGATCGATCAAGCACAGTTGACACATTAAAGAACTTCATAGTCTCTAACGTAATTCCCCTGCACCCCTCAAAGACTTCTTCTTCGGTACGGGCTGACAACATCATAACTTCTCCTCTTTGGTTGATTGGGTACTCTTCCAAGGCCCAACTTTCATAACCCTTTTCAGAAGGGTATTTCTTTTCACAACTGTGACACCTACCAGCTTTGCTCTCCGTATTGTAAGAGAAAGCATCTGACGAACCACAATCAGAATAAGGACATTTAACGTGACTTCTCCAAGACATATACAATAGTTCCTTTATCTACTGTTTTCTTTTTTATCTTTAGTTTCGTACTTTAGTATAGGGATTATACTGGTTTAATCTGATTCGGCTATCCCTTGTCAAGAAGAATATTCGGTCTTGCTTTAGGTTTTATCGAATTAGACAAGGCATCAGTCTTCAAACACTGACCGATAGCATCCCTGTCAATGGCGTAAATAGGCTCGTAGAAGGCAGGTAAAGCATCACCACAAGCTTTATAACTAGGGAAGACCACCTTCGCTTGAAGGTAGTCTCCATTGAGTGTGTAGCTCAATACAAGAACAGTATAGAATAATATCACAGATACTCCACTACTCTGCCTGTATTCCAGTTCTTGGCCTCTCTCTCAGCTTCCTCACGTTTAGTAAAGACCCACACCTTAGTGTCGTATGTCCAAGGGTTCTCCTTTCTCACGAAGGTGTACTCGCCTTTCTCAATCTCTATTTGAACGACATATCTACCCACCTTCTTTCTCCTTCTCTAAGCCAGCCTTTACTAATTTTACAAAGCCTACGTCAAAGATAGCCATAAAGGTCTCAGGGTCACACTCTACTTGTAGTGTAGCACTACCATCCTCATGCTCTTCTATCTCTGTTATTTTAACTATATCATTCTTCATCAGTCATTCTCCCTTAATGCTCTCCACGACACAGGAAACAGGTCAATCATAATGCGGTCAATTTCCCACGCTACCTCTGCTGTCTCGGCTTGTGTGTCAGGCTTACAGCGTAGGTTACACATCTTCGCCCAAGCATCTAAACTTCCGCTCCACCAGAACTCTGTTAGCATTGCTTGCGGTAACACCATACGGGCTTGCTCAGGGCATACACCACGATCTATCAAAGAATTATACTGCATAAGACCCCAGTCATAATCTACAGTAACTTGAAAGTCTACAGGGCCACCACTGCCTTGCTTCTTGTCTTTTGATCTAGTACGCCATACATCAGGCGTATAAAACTCTGGTGGATCATCCACGTACCTTCTTGATACTTGATTCATGCGGAGATATGAGTGCTTCACAAGTTGACGCTCTACGAATACTGGACAACGTACTAAGTATGACGCAAAGCAATGTCCGAATGGCGAAATATGTTTATGCTCGGCTAAGTACTTGATAAGCTTCTCATCTTTCTTTTTAAGGTGTTGTTTAAAGCTATAGGCATCTGACTCCTCATAGTCCCATTCAGTCTCTTTTCCGAATGATACTCTCGCAGCATTACAGACTGTAAGGTCATTACCCATACTGGCTTTGTAAGTTACACTTATTTGATTTACCACGGTGGTTCTCCATTCTCATCTAGTTCAGGCATGTTAAATTCAAAAACTCTAGGCTGTGGTTTATCCTCAACCTCTTCTAAAAAAGAACGGGGTACGATGACCCCGATCTCTTCCATAAACTTTTCCAGATCATTTTCCATTACAGGCGACTTAGACCACAGTAACGCCGACCCTCTGACACCATCTCAAGCACACGGTCAGGCTTGAAGGATTTGACAGTATCTTTGTCAACCCAGATGGGGATAAGATTGTTCTTACGAAGCATACGGGAAACAGTCTCTGACTTTTCTGTACCCTTAAGATACTTCTTCACATTGAAGCGACCGTTGTAAGTCCGTTCCTCACCACTCTTGGTCAAGAAAGTAACAGTGACAAACTTACCTGTTGCACAGATATTGGTGACTAATCTTTCATCAAGCATTTCATTCTCCTCTTGCTGATGTGAAGTTGCTATTCCGATTCGCTGGGTGAAGTCAACTCTTAATTTCCACCGGTGGGGTACTAAATTCCCACGGAGGGCAGTCATTTTCCACCGGAGGTCATTTTCCACTGGAGGTCATTTTCCACCGGAGGTCATTTTCCACTGGAGGTCATTTTCCACCGGAGGCCCCGATGTTCCTGATTCGTTCTCTGTTCCTGATTCGTTCCTGATTCGTTCCCCGTTCATGATTCGTTGCCGATTCGTTCCAGATTCACGATTCGTTCCTGATTCGTTCCAAACTACCGATTCGGATAGATCCAAAAATGCCGTCAATATCTCAAAAGGATAGTTGACAAGGTATTTTGGGTAGTGTGGTTTATTTACTATGATTCGTTTGTTCTTTATTCTTGACTCCCTTTTTTGCTTGCCGAATCGTTGCGGCTTATATAACGGCCCCGAATCATTCCCGACTCTTTTGATCGGCTATTGATCTTGACTCTTTTGGTCGGTTATTAAATCCGACAAATTGACTCACCCTTTAAGCCTGACTCTTTCAATCGGTTTTATTATTCAATCGACCAAAAGAGTCAGGCTTTGGAGTCAATTCGACCATACCGGCCCAGACCGGTCGAAAACATGAGTCACGTTGACTCATCCCGATTCGGTATCCAAAAGTGCCTTGTCAACCTATCCGACCGGTTCTTTTGCTCAAAACCTATACTTCAGGATATAATTTTAGGGCTTGTGTACTAAAAACTAGCCTGTTTTGAAGGCCATTTTCGGGAATCGCATAGGGTCTCACACTCGATATAAGGCCCGTACAGCGCCGAAAGGCCCTGAGCCTATGACCCCTACCTTGAACAGTGATTCACCCCTCCCACGCCTCAAAATAGCCCATATTCAATTTTTGGAATATGACCCGATTTTGGCCGTTTTTTGGGGCCGGTTTGGCCGGTCGAAAATTGCCGGTTTTGGGTCGCTTGATCGATCAATTAAAAAGGGCCTGAAACGGCCCCTATATATAAAGAGAAAAAACCGGCCCCTTTTCCGGTCGGTTTTCGGTCGGTTTTCTTTGTTCGTTTAAGTATTGTTTGACAATGGGACAAAATTGAGTCTTTGGTGTTTCACCGGCCTACGGGTCGGCACGGGGACGATTCGCCCAAGCATAGCTGAATCGGGGTTCTGGTAGGCAAGGCCATCCGGTAGGGTTTGAGGTTCCTTAGACAATCCACCGTTGAACGGCTTTTTCTGGTTTCGGGCCTAATCGCTTTTGTAATGGGCAACCGGTTTTCGGTTGTCTTTTTCAGAAGCAAAATAGGAGTCTTCAAATGACAAAACCAAACCCTGACAAAATCCTTGAGCAAATCCAAAAGGCAAAACAGATTTGCATTTTATTAGAACAGGCAATGCATGAAACGGGCGATTGGGAAAGCCGGTCTTTGGATTTGGCCTGTACAAAAACCGGTGAAATCACAAAGCTTTTGCACACCGCACAACAAACCCTGACCTATCAAATGGAAAAAGGACAAGTGAAGGAACAGACATAATGGGTCTTGCAATATTTCTTTTGGGAATCTTGATCATCGCCGGTTTGCTGGCGTCAATCCTTGAGCATTTCAACAAATGAACGCAACGGAAAGCGGCCCCATGCGGGCCGTTTCTAGGTGTGTTCACACCAAAACGGAAACCCTTAAACAATGGAGTCAATCATGGGTATTCAATCAAACATTTTGTCATTTAATCAGGCAACCGGCGTAATCTTTCCAGCGTTGGATCAATGCGACTTTTACGCAAAGCATGCACCGGCCTTTTTCGACGTTTCCGACCCGGCAACATCATATGAACAAGATTTACGGGCCGTACCGGACCATATTGCAAAGATCATTTACCGGACCGACACGGGCCAAGCTTTGGGACGCACCGGAAACCGGTATGGCATTGTGCAAAATGCGGCCCTTCAAGAGCAAATGGTCCAAAGCTTAGAGCAAACCCTACCGGCTGAATATTTGAAGGGGATTGAGCTGGAAGAGAACACAAGCGGAAACGGGGCCTTTTGTAAATTCACTTATACGTTTCCAAATGCGGCTGAACCAATCAGACAATTGCGTAATTCAACGGGTTATCAATCCGACCGTTACGGCCAGCACCATAAAGAAACATGGTTGAACCTTGCCTTTTCGGTCATCAATAGTTTCGACGGATCGACACCGGCAATTTTCAAGGCTGAGGTGAGAGACGTTTCTTGTCTGAATAGTTTGACAACCGGCTTTTTTGACACGTCAAAACAAAGACATACCGCAAAGATCGATGCGGGCCGGTTTGCTAATTTTATTGAGCAACAAGCAACCAACTACAAAAAACGGATTGAGATTTGGCAAGCATGGGCCGGTCGGTCGATCACACCAGAACAGGCCGAAACATGCCTTAAAGAGGCGGGGCTTTCCCTTCGATTGACCAAAGGCCTGATGGAACAATTCGAGACGGAAGCGGCGCAACGGGGCCGGTCTCTTTGGGCCTTGTCTTCAAGCTTGACGTTTTGGGCTTCACATTCAAGTGAACGTTTCACGGTGAAGGGTTCAGCCAAAAAGGACAATATCGCCGAAACCCTGAACGCCAGAAGCAATCGGGTCAATCAGGTTATTGCGTCCCCTGCCTTCCAAGCTTTGGCCGCTTGATATGGGGGAAGCAAACCACAGATTTTCGGGGCCGTATTTTGTCATTAATAAAAAGAATAATACGGCCCTAGAGGCGCATAGAAGCTTAGCGAGTGCGTTTAAATCTTGTTCGACCCTAAACGACCATGAAAAGGCAAATCGACGCCCGCCGGTCTATTTGGTCGAAGTGAGACAAGAAAAGGATTTATAACGGCAAGCGGCCCCGATCTTTGGGGCCGTTTCTAGGTGTAAATCCGCACCAATTGGCAATTTAAACAATGGAGTCAAAAATGCCTTATGTAACAAATAAAAATCTGTTCGATCTTTTAGCGGCGCACAAAAGCTATTGTGAAAGTAACGAAAATTGGTTGCCGGTGAACCTGACAGATATAGAAAAAAGGGATGCCTATTTTCGCAAGGCAATGGTCGTGTCTCGCTATTTGGAAGCTTGTAACAAAGCCGGTTTTTATTGGTTTAATCAAAGAACACCAAAGGCGAAAGCCTACGCTGATTTGTACGACCGGTTAAAAAATCTTGAACAATTGGGCGATTGTGTCGGTTATTTTACTGATCGACATGAAACCCCAAAGGCCCAAAACCAATTTGCTAAAAGAGGGAAACCGGCAAAGCTTAAGGGCAAGCGGCTGGAATTGCTCAAAAGCATTTTGGAACGCAAGGCAAAAGGGGAAGGCACCGCAAAGCAATTGACTAACAATCAATTGTGCAAGGCCTTTGGAATCTGCCTTGCGACCCTCTACAAAATCCGCAACGGAAAAGAGGCCTATAAATGATTCCGGTCTTAACTGAATGCGGCAATTGCTCAGGGCTTGGGGAAGTGACTCAAACCCTTTCCGTCAGTGATCCAGAAGGGCCTTTTGTTGCTTGTCCTGATTGCTCAGGGGAAGGCACCGTAGAGCGGCCCTTGATCGATCAAGAGGCCAGACTCTACGTTCTGGCCCTTCACCGGCTGGAAGGGCTTCTAATCGACGGAGTCGACCGGTTTGGTGCAGGGGATTTTCAAGAGGCAATTGACCAAATGAAAACCCTTTATGATCATTATAGAATTTTGAATCTGACGGCATCCGTCAAACCGGAATTTGATTTTACGGAAGGGCTTTTCCAATGGTCGGAATAAAGACAAAAGAGGCGGCCCAAGAGGGCCGTCCCTTGTTTCCGTACAAGGTGAGACGGGTCGAAGACATGGGGCCGAATGAACGTGTTTTGAAAGACTCGACAAATAAGAAATTGGGCAAAGTGATCAAAAAAGGGGTTTGGAAAGGATACCGGATCAAAAGCCTAACACTAGCAGAACGCACCACTTGTCCAGAATATTGCATTCATTGGCTGGATTGCTTTGGTAATAACATGCGTTACGCCACCCGATACGAAGCGGGGCCAGCATTAGAAATGCAAATCAATTCTGAGCTATCGGCCCTTGATCGAAAGGGTGACCCCTTTGCCTTGCGCTTGCATGTGCTAGGTGACTTCTACTCTATCCAATACATTGACCAATGGTATCAGCATTTGCTCAGGTATCGGTCTTTGCATGTCTTCGGGTTCACGGCCCTTCGGAAAGACTCTGTCATGGGTCGAGCTATTGACGCAATCAAGACTCGTTTCCCTGATCGGTTCAGGGTGCGTTGGTCAGGCCAGCCTTGGATCACTGACTCGGCCCTGTCACTTGACGACCCCTTGACCGATCAATTGATTGATCAGGGGGATGCAATCCCTTGCCCTGAGCAAGAGGGTAAAACGGGGTCTTGTGCCTCTTGTGCTTTATGTTGGCATGAAACCACCAAAGCAATCGCCTTTGCGACCCACTAAAACGGGCCGCTGAGGCACCTAAACCAAAGGCGAAAGGGGGTCGCTTGCCTCTTTTGCTTTTGGTTCTTGTGCGGGCCTCTTTTGGGCCTGTCTGACAAATTGATTTTTGCTTGTTTTGTCATGGTGTTAGCTTTGGTTATGTGATCACAAGGGGCCGGTCGATCGAGCAAGCGTGATCACAAAGGGAAACCGTAGGGCTTGCCACAGGCCCCGCCGACCGGTCGTTTTTTCTTGCGTTTACAAAGCATTCGTGCATGGGACCCTTCGAATCATAGCCCGACATTTTGCCATCGGCCCTTATCCACCCATATTGACAACATAAAAAATTTAGTTGCCGTTAGGTATAGTACACGTTAGAGTTGTACATGCGGAACAACTATAGTACAAACAGTGTACAAATTGTCGCACCTACTAAATTAACTATTGACACGAATCACTTCTGTCCTTATACTATAGTATATACTATAGAACAGGCAGGGTAAAAAAAAATAACCCTGCCAAAACAATAGAACTATACTATAGTATAGAGAAAAGACAACTTATTTGTCATTCTATTTATTTTTTACTTGACAAATTGTCTTCTTTGTGTCACAATACGAATCAGAGGACAAAACCGTCCGAACCTTCACACAACATAATGTATAAGAGGAAGACGAGGGACGTTGATTTGTCCTCGCTTAATATAAGATGCCTTTACCGTCATTACCATATAGTGCTGTCATAGCTAAGAAAGTGCGAGAAGGTATTCGCAGTGGTGTAGCTGTCAAGGACATTCTGTCATCCATACAGAAGTATCAGAATGCTCCCTCTAGCACAGCTACGTTCTATAAGCTCTACGGAGAAGACATAGCAGAAGAGAAGGCCTCTATAGTAGGGGCTGTAGGTTCTGTTGTCATCCAACAAGCGTTAGACGGTGACTTTAAAGCCGCTGAGTTATTCCTACGGAGTAAAGGCGGTTGGTCACCTACACAGACACAGGTAGAGGTAGAGGGTACAGAGGATGCTGACACTGATGAAAGTGCCATTGATGCTCTGATGAACCTGTTAGGAAAGAGTAGTGATAACAGCAAAGACTCTTAGAGAGTTACCCGACTCTGAAGTTGCATCAATACTACAACAATTAGGCCCAAAGAAAACGGAAGAGCTACAGCATGACTGGAACTTCTGGGCTAGACCTGAACAGTTAGAGCCAGAGGGTATATGGAATGTTTGGGTTGCACTTGCTGGTCGTGGCTGGGGTAAGACCCGTGCTGGAGCCGAATGGGTCAGACACAGGATCAAGAAGGGCGATAAGATTGTCCACTGTGTTGCACCTACTAAAGGTGATGTTCGCAGGGTTATGGTCGAGGGTGACTCAGGGTTACTGAATGTTTGTTGGAAGAGTGATAAGACCTACAGAGGTAAACATATCGGTTATCCCGTATGGAGTCCCACCAATAACACCCTCACATGGGAAAACGGGTCTAAAGCAGTATTCTTCTCAGCGGAAGACCCAGAGAGATTACGTGGGCCACAAGCCTACTCAGCATGGACAGACGAGTTATGTGCTTGGAACAACGCACAAGCAACGTGGGACATGTTACAATTTGGTTTACGTCTAGGCAAAAGACCCCAAGTCTTTGTCACCACCACACCAAAGACAACCAAGCTAATTAGAAATATACTAGCAGACGATAAGACGATCATTAGCAAAGGGAGTACCTATGATAATGCAGCCAATCTAGCCGATACCTTTTTAGAAGCAGTAAAGAAGACTTATGAAGGAACAAGGTTAGGTAGACAAGAACTATATGCAGAAATACTTGATGAAGCATCTGGCGCATTATGGAATAGGCAACAACTTGCGAAGTGTGAGATAGACAAGGATGATTTACCATCTCTTAATAGGGTGGTTATTTCTATTGATCCTGCTATTACGTCAAATGCAGAAAGTGACATGACTGGTATTGTAGTGGCCGGTATTGATGTCAACGGAATAGCATACGCTTTAGAAGATCACACTTCAAGATACACACCGCAACAATGGGCAGCAAAAGCCTCTGAACTCTATCACACTCACTCAGCAGATAGAATTGTAGCGGAAAGAAACCAAGGTGGTGACATGGTTCGTCATACCTTACAGACAGAAGATCCGACATTACCCATTAAGCTCGTACATGCATCCAGAGGAAAGATGGCACGGGCTGAACCAGTTTCTGCTCTTTACGAACAAGGAAAAGTAAAACACGTAAAGGGCCTTAATGAATTAGAAGATCAGATGGTACAGTGGGAACCTCTAGGGTCCACAGGCTCACCAGACCGTCTTGATGCTTTAGTTTGGGCTATAACGGACCTCTCATTGAATGGCTACGCAAAACCTACGCTGAAACTAGCGTACAGTAGCGCCAAAGGATTACGGTAATGGTTAAGAAGCTCTCAGAGACAGAGGCCAAGAAGATATTAGGTA